TGATTTAATAAGTAGCAATCCTACTGTGCGGAGTAAGTTTAGGAATTTCGGATATGCCAAATTCGATACTATGATTAGATTTTGTATTTCTGGTACTCCCTTCCACTACGGAACTTTATTAGTTGCATACGTACCTTATGCAGATAGGGTAGAAGCTTTGCAAGCTTTAATTGCTCGCTTTGCTTTTGACGCTACATCTCGACCTGCATTGCTTGCGTACCTTAGTCAGATGCGAGGATGTCAATTAATAAATATCAATGAAAACAAGCCAACTGAAATTAGAATACCGTTTATCTCACATAAACCTGTTTACAGGTTATTCAATGATTCTACTTCTGTTTTAGCAGCTGGTACCTCATTTGAGGATTTCGTTGAAGCGGGTTCACTATTTATCTATAGCCTAACCGCACCAAAGTCCGTTAGTACAACTCCTTCTAATGTATCTATACAGGTGCTAGGTTGGTTTGAAAATCTAGAACTATTTGCTCCTACAGCAACTCAAATGGAAATTACTACTGAATCGGGTATCATAAGAACAGAATCAGGTGATGACGAAAGAGATGTTGGACCTGTGGAACATTTTAGTACCAGTGCCGCTTTGTACAGCGGTTGGTTCAAGAAAATTCCATACATAGGCAAATTTGCCTTGGCAAGTGAAATGGCCTTTGGAGCTCTAGCAGGTGTGTCTTCCATATTTGGATGGTCGCGACCTACCATTATAGAAGATCCTCTAGTTGTTAAAAACAATGGATACTCCAATGGAGCCATTTGTATAGGAGGTGAAACTAGTTATAGAATAGTCGTTGATCCTAAACAGGAATTGTGTATAGACCCTTCTCTCTTTGGAGTTGAGGAAGATGAAATGGTTATTAACTATCTAACAAAAATCAATTCTTATATTGACACTTTTGCTTGGAATGACAATGACGTCGTTATGTCAAATCCTATATACACCTGTTGCGTAATACCTAATTTAGGAGTAGCTTCAACCGGAGCAACCGATACGGTATTCCAGCCTTCCACACTTGCGTTCACTGCTTTGCCATTTGTATTTTGGCGAGGTGATATTACGTTTGAATTTCAAATAGTTTGTTCGAAATACCATCGTGGAAAGCTGATGTTTTACTATGAACCAAATGTAAAGCAAGAAGTCTTGATTGATGCTGACCTAAGTGCTAATAAGCAATGCTTAGCAGTAATTGATATCCAAGAGACGCAGAATGTTAAGTTTTGTATTTCATGGGCCTCGTGTAGAGATTGGTTACAAACTCTAGCACCTACTATATCGAATCAAGCATCCTTCAGAGCCACTCCAGCTCCATGGGAAAAATATGCGAACGGATACATTGGTGTTGTTCCGTTTACTACACTTCAATCGCCTGACAATTCTGACATTGATATTAATGTATTCATTAGTTCCGACAATATGAAATACAATATGCTTGAAGGCAAGGATTTGCCCAAGAATAGAAATATTAGAACTGAATCAGGTATTGAGACTAGTGTCGATGCATCATGCATTGAACTAAATGGCAAGTCGCAAGACGCGCCATATATTGCAAGTCAATATTTCGGTGAAATTGTAACTACTTTCAGATTACCTGGAAGGCGTTATGTTGAAACTGATGAGATTGCAATAGCTTCCACAGCGGGAGCAGGTTTCATTAGTGCTGAGTTGCCTATGTACCCAAGGGTGAAATATCCTTATGGAAGCATTAGCACCTACACTAAAGAAACAGGGTTATTTGAATACCTGCGCTTTGCGTACCTAGGTATGCGAGGAGGAATTAAGAAACGTG